CGGCCCTTTAGAGGGACAGTATTCCGTCTCTCTTGAACTGATGCCGACCACAACCGATCTAATAATAGACCGATGCCTTCTGACTCACGAGTTTTACCCGTGACTGTCAAATGCCTGACCCACCAGCCTTCGAGACCAACGTAAATTTCTTCACGTCGACTCTTAGACCAGATGGTTCGGGCACTTGCGGGGACGGATTCATCCCAATTTGAGATGAATCCGCCATCCCCAAACCCCTCCGGAATCCTAAAGCGTAATGCCTTAGGAACAAGAGAGATAAGGGAATCGAATAATGATCTAAGGCGCTCATCACAGCCAATTTTAAAATAGCTGCGATGGGCTAACCGACGAACGTTATTCGCGAACTTATAGACAGACAGAACGTCAGAAAGGTGCTCTTTAAGATACACTGGTTTGACATCAGCTCCCCTGTAGAAGTGACCTCCACAAGACTCACGAAACTGTGAAGAGAAATGACTTTTCTTCATATTCATCGTGAAACCGTAAAAGTCACACATCAGGGAAAAAGTCTCAAGGCAACTTATGGGAAAAATAACATCATCCCCATAAACGCTCACATCACCTTCCGGTTTATGACCGGTCAAGTGGTGTACGTCCTCTACACAGCAAGAAGCAACTGAATAGAAGATGAGCGACTCTAACGGAAAAGTAAAGCCGTTCCCCATACTGGAGAACTTCTCCCATTTCCGCAGAGATCCACCTTGAAGGCCGTAATGGGATCGACAACTATCCATCACAGAATACCATGTCGGAAGAACAGCTTCTTCGTGGCCTGGTAAGGTCACGTTAAGAAACAGTTCCCGGATGATACCTGTGGAGATACTATCACTAGCAGAGGAGAAATCAATGGTCGCATTCAGGCAGTCTCTCGACGCCTGGTGCGCCAACTGTTGATTTGTTTTACCACCTTTCGGGTGGTCCATCTGATAGCGTAGGTCGACCCCACGCCGAAGTAGACGCCGCTTAATCATCTCACCAACTGCCAACTGAAACCAGAGGTTTATCCCTGGCTCAATCGCAATGGTTCGATTTTCGGTAGCGTCTTTTGGCACGGTGATAACTTTATTTCCAGTCTGGAAGTCGGGAAAACCGACCCCAGAAATATGATCAATCCACGCCGGGTAAAACTGGCGGAGAAGATCAGAGGGAAACAAAGAGTACAGATCACGAGTTATCCCAATTTCGCATTGGAATTTGTTGGTAGCGCTGGCGTCACGTGCTTTTTGCAAAGTCGTTGCGCCAGGACCCCAATAGGCAGATTCGACGAACTCCTCGAGATTAAAGCCGCCCAAAATGCGATGGATTTTCCGACCGACTGCTTGATGCAGGCGGACGACTTGACCCCGAAACTTAGGGTCAAGTTCCAAAGCACGAAAACGGCTGTTAGTATGCTTACAGAGAAGTTCAAATTTTTCGAACTTCTCATTCGCAACGGCATCCAACTCATAGCCAAGGTTATCAAAATCCTTGAACTTTGAGAGGAACTTAGTCGCGGCGTAAGCACCCCTAAGCTCTTCTACTTTCTCGTAGTCGAGCGGATTGAAGGCGAGTTTGGCAAGCTGATCATGCTCGTTATTTCTAAAGAGCAGGTCAACCGTCAACGCACGCGGACAATCTAGGGCCTCGAGGTACTTCGAAATCATGCCGGAGGAAACCTCCGGTGCCACTCGAAAACTGCGAGAGGCGTTCAGCGCTTCTCTATCATGCTTCTTAGAAGACATGGATCCTCCTGGAGTTCCACATGGTTGTTATTCGAACCTCACCAGACGCCCACTCTCCATTTCCATGAAGAGTGTAGCGTTTATGATGCGGAATCGAATCCCCAAACTTTCAGGGAAGGCTCGTGATACAGCTCTCTTCACGACGCACGCAATCAGGCGCTCTTTATCATCACTGTGCAGACGAGAAAACTCTGCAGAAGCGATGAGAGCGCCTAACATACGTGCGTATTGAAGCTCTATATCAAAAACCGTTTTCCCACGTGTACCATCAACAGCAAAAGCCTTATCCATTCTTACCTCCCACCGAATTACTCGGAATGCCAACCAGACCAGAGTCTTTCGACTCAGATCGAAGTTGACGGGGGTCGAGAACGGATGTCCGATTGGAACGGTCTAAAGCGCGTTCGCAGGATAAACAAATGTAACACCTGCAGTCCGCGCGTTCTGACAACTCCAAAACAGATCCCTCGAGGTGGTTAGGGTTTTCACCCTTGAATTCACCACGCTCGAGATAGGCCTCCGCGACTCGTGTTTCAGAACGCGCTATTGTCTTGAAGAGGGGTTTAACCTCCGCAATCATTACACACGCGTTCAGTTTCTCGAGTAGCGCCAACTCTCGTAGACGGAGGAGCGCATTCCCACCCCGGTTTTTCAGGGCAGAATGTATCTCCTTTTCCATTAGAGTTGATGTCATCCCTAAGTCTAGGGTACGACGCTGTCGACGAGGCTCCACAACCAACGTGAAACAACTACTGCCAGCCGGGAATTCCCGAAGGAACTCCTTAAGCTGGTCGTACGTTACATGAAAAGTTGCAGGCTTCGTTTTCATTCGTCTATCCTTTCAAAGGTATATGACATTCGAGCACCGGACTAATATAGTCCGGAAGATCTAGGGAAAACCCCTAGGTTATCAAAACCGTTCGATTAGAACGGCTGCTCGAAGCTGTTAACAGCGGCCACGAGCGGCGACCCGGTAGAATCGGTCGGCGCAGCGTCGGACGCTTGGATGGTGGTAGCGAAAAGGGACCGCGCATAGCTGAACAGGCGAGCCCGCTCAGCAATCGAAGACCTTTCCGGCACCATGAACTCCATGACAACTGCTAAGACGTAAGCAATCGACGGCGCGGGCTGAATGCCCGAAGCCGTTGACGGCGAAGTAACGTCGGCAGTAGGGAGGAACAGTTTCGCGACGATCCTGTAGATCCGGGAAGCCTTGGTAGGCCGCCGAACCGACAGAGTAATCGCGGGGTAGAGCAGGGCGACACCTAGAGGATTCCAGGTG